TTCAAAACATCTAATTCTAAATATAACAAGCCGTAAACTGATACGCCTATGATCAAAAAACCTAATATATTACTAACTATATTAATCCCCATAACTTACTTATTAAACCGCCTAAAACCATTCCAACTCCCGCCATAACACCGCTAACTTTTAAGCTATTTTTGCGGTGCTTAGTATTCCTTTGTACGTCTGCAATTATACCCTCTCTGAACTCATCACCTACTATTGAATCGTACATTTTAGAGAGCATTTCACCGTGTTGCTCTTGCGTTGATTGTATTTTATTTATCTGTTGTTGCATCTTAAAAATTAAAAATAGTTTGCCATTCTTTAGAATCCATAATTAAACGCGTTTCATTTTTGGTATGTTTATAGCTTTTCAGCTCTTCTATTTCTTTTTTAGATTCAACTACAAAACCAGTTTTATCTAAGTTATATTTTACCGTTTCTTCATTGCCTATGAATAAATTTCCATAAGTAGCAAAAAGATTTAATTTGTCAATATTTAAGATGTAATACATTTTTTTTTATTTTATGGTGTATCTAATTTTAAATCACCTTGAACACAATTCACATAAACACCATTATTACTACCTATTGAATCCTTTAATGTTGGTACTATATCGCCATCTATTCTAAAATAAGCAACCCCGTCCGCAATTAACGATTCATCTTTTGGTGTTCCTGCATTATAAATGTCAAGAACCTGAGCAGGTGACAACTTCCTATTAATAAATAAAACTTCATCAAAATTTCCATCATTGAAAAAACCATCTCCTGCACCGTTATAATTCAATGAGCCTATACGCATATTATCCAACCCTAAAGCGTTACTCATCCAAGATGAATTATCTACTGATACAGAATTAGTAGTTAATACCGCAACACCATCTACTAAAATAGTCGGCTTTGTTGTCGTTGCATCTTGTGCAAGTGCTAAATGCCTCCAAACCCCCGTCGATACCTGTGCTGAATCTGTTTTAACTCTCCATTGTTCAGTACCGCCAACAAACATTTGAGCCGTTAATGTGCCATCAGTATTAACTAAAAACTGAATTAACTCAACAGCACTGCTATCTCCTGCTGAAATCAATATTTCTGAGCTTGGGGGAGTTCCGTCTGTTGGCTTATACCAAGTACACCAAGTACTTACCGTTGTAGATGATAAAGGTGTTAATGTTGAATTGATATTGATATACTTGCTTATACCATCTAATAAAACAGAATACAAATCTGAGAATGTCAACCCTTTAAAAAACTCGTATTGATTACCAACAGGATTAACCCCGTCAAATGTTACATTTTTATAAAAAGTATATTGGTCATAAATAGGCTCGCTATGAAAAACTCCTATAGCTTTATACCATTCGTATTGATTTTCATAATAAACACCATCAACAGGGCTATTCTTAAAAAACTCGTATTGATTACGAACAGTTTCTCCGTTACTCATCTCAATACTATTATAAAAATCGTATTGGTTGCCGTTAGGGTTGCCATCATTCGATACAACACCTACACTTGACCAAAAAGCACTATCTATTAAAATCATTTTTTATTATTCTTTAGGTACACACTTAATTTTTTACTGTTCTTTTTCCTTGCCATATCTTAAAATACTATACCACTAAAATAATTCGTCTTATTTGGTCTTATATCATCGCACTCAGTTCCATAGTTTAAATGTAAAGGATATTTAGTAGGGTTAGCCTTTAGGTATAAAGTAACCCTCTCGCTCATATACTCCGCAACATTACGAACCGCCTCACGTAAATAATGCAACTCGTTTAATTCTACAGGATCGCTGTTATCTGAGTTTTTTGTTGATATTGCTTTGTTAGTTAACTTGTAATTAACAAAAGGTAAAGCCTCATACAAGCTCCATTGAGTCAATGCAGGCTGTATGTAATCATCAATCAATATTTTATTATCTGCCGTTAAAGTGTCTGCCACTATCTCAGCAATTAACTCATTATATAACGATGTTCCCGTAATTTTTTCTATATGTACATTTTGAGCCAATAAGATAAAAGGCTCTAATAACGTAGAATCAACATCTCCATTAATAACCGTGTTGTCACGTAAGTAATCAACACTTAAAAACAATACTTTATTCGTTGCCATCCTCTATAATATTTACACTTTGTTTACCTAATAACCTTTCAGCATCTTCTGTTTTCAATCCAAAAATAATTTCTAAAACCGCTTGCCCTGATTCGGGGGTTATAACTCCTGCCGAAACTTGTGCCGCTATGTCTAAAATCCCCGTAACACCACCAACAGAACCCCTCAAGTTTGCTTTAGCATCCGCCTCAACATCTACAGGAGAACCATCGTCCGTAATTTCCTCAACATCATCAAATGACTTAGTTGCTACTAATTTTACTTTTTGGTCTGAGCCGTTAATTTTTAAAATCTTGTTAAACGGACGCTCTAAAAGTTTCTGTTTAGAGTCAATAACATTCTTTTGAAATACTTGCTCCGATTCAATGACCTCATCACTACTACCCAACTTCCCACTTATTGCAATTCCTGCAACTATCGGGCTTGCACCGTGAGCAATAATAATGTTTTGTTGTATCTGCTCCTCTAAAATAACAAATCTATCATCGGAACTATTTAAGTTAATCGGTATGAACTCAGGAGATGAATCCGCGCCCTCTGAGAATGTAACAAAAACTTGTGAGGCATTATCTGAGCCTCCGTAATTCTGTTGTAATTTCTTTTTAAATTCCTTTTGCTCCTCCTCTGTTGGTACTCCGCCTTTCATCGAAATAACCATTGAGGGAGTAAAGCCGTTCTTTACGCTTGACAAATGAAAGTTAGCAATTTCTCTATCTAACTCAATGTAATCAACTGCCGCTATATAATCAGGATAAGTATAATAGTCAACACCTGCCCTGTATTCTGTAACGTATATTAATTGTGTTGCACTTTCTTTATACTCCTCGCTAAAACCCTGTATTAAAACGGGAATATGCTTTTCTTTTTTTATTTGACTCCAATCACTCGAAATGTAATAAAACTCAACTCCTGCATCTTGCATTTCTGCCATTGGAGATCCGTCATCAAATTTCTTAGCAATTCTTACTTTTGAAAAATCAACGAAAGTTTCCCTAACTATTTTAGTCCTATCGTTTGACCAAGTAACCGCTAAACAATAACCTCCATAAGTAGCTAAATCATAACCGTTTTTGTAGATAATATCGTTTAGATCCTCTTTACCGTTTAGGTTTTCAATAAATTCTGTTAACGATGCGTTCTCTTCAAAACCACCGCCCACACTCATATTAACTTTTTTCTTAATCAATGAGTTGTGTTTACTCGATGTATTCATTAACTCGATTAAGTAATCGGGGTATAAATTTTTCTCTCCGTATTGTATCCAATCTTGCTTGCCCTCAACAAAAGTCGGTGTGTTTTCTCTCTCACTCATACTGAATGAAAAGAATGGTGCTGCGTTATTTGTCTTATCCATTATAAACCGTTTTTGTATTATCCTCCCCGTTGTACGTTGTCTTTACGGGTTTAATTGTATCGTTCACATATACCTTGCCAACCTCAACTAATTCGGTAATATTTGCTAAATCTAAATTTGTCGCACTCACTTGCGAATAGATGTTGTATGTGTAATAGCCTTTTAAGGGCATTTTAACGACTCCGTTTAATAAATCCTCAGTAGATGTTGTAAGCTCTATATTAAACTCGTTATATCGAGTCTTATTAGTTGAGATATCTGCCGTTGTGAAAATTAACGGCTCGTTTGTATCATCACTAATAAACTCAAATAAGTAATAAGGGTTTGATATAGTTGTAAACTCTTTTAAAGTTACTACCACCTTGTTGGTTGTATCTTGTTCTAAAAGTATCAATCCTCTTTGATTTTTTGGAAAATATGCTCAAAGCCATTGTTAAAATAATACATTGCTGTTTTATCTGTTATGTCATTAGTGTTAAACTTGCCAACTTTTCCGTTGCTCATCGTCTTACCTAAATATTTTTTCTTAATCTTTAACATAAGTTTGTTTACATATAAAAGGTTAAAAAAAGTTTTTGTTTCAAAAAAAAGGGTTATCCGTTAAGATAACCCAATTAAAACAGATATGAAATGTTTTAAGCCGCTGTTGTTAAAGTAGCGAAAGCCGCATCACTTAGTAAGTGAGCCGACACAGGCTCTAATCCTGTAACCGTTAAATTATAACCGTTTAAATCTCCGTAAGCCGTTCCTGCCGATGTTGTTGTTGTTGTAACCTCTGCACCGTTAGCAAGTCCTAACCACCAATATTCTCCGTTTTGAGTTTGAACAATAACGTGCATAGATGTTGACGCCAACAAAAGAATGTTATTTCTTTTCGCTGCATCCATCTTGTGAAAAATCATAGTTAAAGCCTGAGTCCAAAACGTAGTGCCGTTCTCAACTGACTTTGTTAGTTCTTCTGTATATCCTGCCGTTTGAGGTCTGAATTTAAAAGTATAAAATGTTTCTGTACTTGCTACCGTGTCGATAATATCGTCAGCATCATAAGTAAAAGTTGTTGCGTCTGAATAAGCACCGATATAAACATTCTTTACACCTCCCGTACTCTCCAAACACGCTAAGGGAATACCCTCAGTTAATACGCAATTTGCCATATTTTTATATATTTATAAAAAAAGCCGCCACATATTCGCAGCGGCTTTTTAAGTTAGTAATTATTTAATCTTAGTTAGATACGATTCTCTCAGGGAAAGCCATTTGAAAACCAATTTTCATTTTTTGGATAACTCTTACTTCGTCATTATCTTCGCTGTAAAAGATTCTGAAATCTTCTGCATCGTTTAACAAGTCAGTTCCCGCGTAAAGATTAGACGCCTCACATAAGAAGATTCTATCTGTTCCAATCAATCCCGAAACCGCCACTACCTTGACATTAGTTCCCGGCACAAACATTTCGAAGTTATCTCCCTCAGCTCCCGTGTAGTGGAAAAGGTTTGCATCTCTTAAAGCCGCTGCATAAATTCTATATTTATCGTGACCCATAAATAAAGTTAAATCCGTAGATGTTAAAGCATCCGCAGGAATAGCCGCAACCATTTCGTCAACTGCATCAATAATGTTAGCAGCATCTAAAGCTAAAGCCGTACCCGTTACAACTGTACCCTCTGCATCAATCAACTTAATAAGTCCATCAGCTAAAGCTAAGTTTCCTGCTCCTGCCGTGTCTCCTTGCCAAGCTAACTCCTCAACAAATTTCGCAGTTTGTGCCGCTAACTCTTCGCTATACATTTGCTCGAAAGGCATCTCCTCATTGTAAGAACCTGCTTTCATTTTTGATTGAATCCAATACGCTTCTAAATCATCAACACAAATAGACTCGTTTTTCTTAATCGGTGCTACTGTGATAACTCTTTGTGTTAAAGTTGTAGTACCTGACGCAGAGAAACCACAAGCACCAGCCGCCCACAATGGAGTAGTTGATAGTATGTTAATTGCTGCCGAGCTTTTAATGTCGGGTTGTACTGTGATTGTGCTTAGAGTTTTACCATCCAATAAAGACGCTCTAATTAATTCCATTTTTTGCTCATCTGTGTATGCAGATAAACCACTTAAATCTAATGCCATAATTTTTATTTTTTATTTTTGTTTCTTTTATAATTACTTAAAGCGTCAATAGCTGACTCTTTTTTGAATACTGTTGGTTTTTTCTTTTCAATTTTAACCTCATCCTCAGCGGGTGCAGATGCAAACTTTTCAACCTGCTCATTAATTGCCTCAAACTGAGATAGTATTTTTTCGATACTGTCTTCTAATTTTGCGATTCTCTCATCGTTAGGGTTAACCTCCGCAACAACTTCCTCTTCCTGCATTTCCTCTTCCGCAACTTCCTCGTTACCAACTTCGTCCTCTCCCTCAGCTTCCATAACTGATGTGATAACGCCCTCTTCGTTTACTGTGATAGTTGTACCATCTTCTAAAGTGTACTCAGCCGCTCCGCTTACGTTCTCGCCCTCCTCAGAAATTATCGTTACAGTCGCACCCTCTGCAACCTCATCAACTCTTAAAACAACACCCTCAGAAGTTTTCACGTCTAAAAATGCCTGCTCTTTTACTTCATCTTCTGCGAGTAAAGCCTTGACTTTCTCAAATAATGATTTTTTCTCTTCCATAATTTATTGTTATTGTTTATTTATAAAAGGTTATTTTTTTTCTTTGTTCAACTTTTTTCTTAATTCTTTTATTTTTTCCTCCTTTGAAAGTTCAGAGTCTAAGATTGAATGTAATTCTTTTTCGATGTTATCCTGCTCAACAGTTTGAGTAAATAAACCCTCAACGCTAAAGCCTAACACCTCTCCATTTTTTACTTTATCCCACAAGTCATCGTTATCGACTTTATACGAAACGAACCAAGATCCCTTAGGTATATTCTCATACCCTAAATGTTTACTCTTATCCATTTCGGGGTTTTCAACTATCCAACTTTCTACAACGGTAACGCCTCCACTTACTTCGTCTTTATGGTCTACGTTAGTACCGTTTTGTTTTGACCTTTTAAAATACAACTCTTGACACTTTCTAACGGTATCTTCTGAGAAATATACGAAGTAAGGGTTATTATCTGCATCATAACGGATAATCTTTTCATTTGGTAACATCGCAGCACCTACAACAATACGTTTATCTGTGTCAATTGCCTTAAATCTTTGTGTTTTCTTATCTGTGAAATACATAAAATCCACCTCAATGGCAGGACTTTCTACAAACGAGATAATATCCACTCCTGTGTCATCATCTTCGTTAACTGTTAACTCAACTATTAGTTCATTCATACTTATAAAAGTTTATTTTTTTTATTTGTTCGGCTTACTTATATATATATATTACAGCACTCGCTCTGTAGACCCTATAGATAGTACATCTACGTGTCAAAAAACCTGTACTTTTTTAAAAAAGTACCGATAAATTGATACTTTTTAGCCTATTTCTGAGGTCGTTTCTATGTCGTTAATTTTCTTCTGAATATTCGTGATATCACTTTCAACTACAACCGCTTTTATTTGATTTAATCCTGCACCACTCCCTAAAGATTCTGACTCTGCACCTTGCAAATCTTGTGTACTAAATAGTGTTTCCTCATTAATCTCAGGTGCAGATGCCGAACCTCCGCTGCTTGGTGTTGGCAGACCTGATGAAGATGCCGCAGGTGAGCCGCCTTTCTTTAATCCTGCTAAACCCTTAGCCGTTGCCTTAATACTTGCGGCAATTCCTAATCCTGCCGCTATTGTATTAATCGCGACAAAAGGTTGACCACCTGTTAATGGTGATGCTGCTACCGCCTTAGCGTTGGCTACCGTTGTTGATTGTATCGTCTTACTTATACCAACAACATTCTCAGCTATTAAGCTCGCAGCTTGTAACGTCCTATTCTCTTCATCTAAAGCCGCTAAAGATTTTAATCCGTTAACTGCTGAATTGATACTTTCCTGCCTTACTGCATCCTTAGCAACCTCCACCGCTTTCAAGCTCGCAGCCTCTCTCTTGGCTAACATTACTAACGTATCAGATTTTTTCTTTTCAGCCTGTAATAGTAAAGCATCCTTTTCCTCTTGTGATATTAGACCGTTTTCAAAGTTTATATTAATCTGCTCCTCGTCTGCTAATCTTACCTCCTCTCGTGCTAATCGCAACTCCTCGCCCTTAGTAATAACTTCCTCAGGTGTTAAATTCGGGTCATCCAACCCCTCTTCCGCTAACTGAATTTTTAATTCTCTTTTGAGTTCTATACCTTTTTTAATAGATTCTATCTCTGCATTTATAGAGTCATCCATTGCCTTTTCCTCTGCTGCTTTCTTCTCTTCTCGTGCTGCTTTCTCTTCCTCTTTAATTTTCTCCGCCTCTTCTTTTTCTTTTTGTCTAACATCTGCACGGGCTTTAGCATTTGCAATTCCCTCATTTCTTAAACTATTCTCATTTGCTAACTGTTCGGATTGTTGCCCGTTAATCCTTTCTTGTATATCTAAAATTTCTAATTGTGCCTCAGCTAAACCATCTAAAGCCATCCTTAGATTGTTTTTGCAAAACCTCGCTCAACTGTCTGTTAAACTCTATACGCTCTTGTAAACTATTACTTTCATCATCTCGCTGCTGCCTTAATTTTTCCGCATCAATTAACGCTTGTTTCTCAATTAAACCCTGCTCTCTTCTCGACTTTAAAAGTTTTGCTTCTAAATCGCTTAACTCGTTTGTCTTATCTATTAACCCACTTGTTGAGTTGGCAAAATTATCTATCGCATCCGCTGCACCATCTAACCCGATAACTTTTAACGCTCCCGTTAAATTTGTTACAAACTTATCAATTTCAGTACCAACGTAATTAAACGCTTCTGCGAACACATCTACTAAAAAGACTGCTATCGGCTCAACAACTTTTAAAAACGCGTTAAACACGCCCGAAAGTGCGTTCATTCCCTTGTTAAGTTTGTTGCCTCCCTCCTCAGTTCTCGAAAATGCTTTATAAAGTGTGCCAACGACAACGACAATAGCCGCCAAAACTGCACCAATAGGATTAGCAACTAAAGCTAAAAACTGTTTTCCTAATGCTTTCGCTCCTTGAATCGCTCCATCCAACCCCCCACTAAGACCGCCTAAACTGCCCTCTAAGTCCTCCGTGCTTTCAGTTACTTTATCGGTTGATTTACTTAAACCGTCTGTTGATTTACTTAAATTATCAACACCTTTTACTGCTTGTGAGGAGTCAACCTTAACATCTATCTCTATTGTTTTCTTTGCCATACTTATAAAAGTTTATTATCGATGTTTGTTTTTAACGCTCCTCTATTATAAATTGACTATCTAACTCTAAGGTGCAATTTTGTGAGCCGCTTATGTTCTCAACTTCCCAATATAAAAAATCATTTTGAATCATTTGTATAACTGTCGAGCCGCTATAATACGAAACATCACGACCACCACTTAATCTGTCAATAGTTCTTAATTGGGTGTGTTCAGTTGTCAAAGTTCCTCCGCTATCCTTAATTAATGAAATTCTATATTCCTTATCTTGCGACCCCTCTAAAATAAAATCAAAACTTACCCTAAAATCAACGGGGTCAGTACCTAATAGTTTAAGACTCCAATTATTATTCGCTTCAAAGTGTTCTAAATCTGTAGCCGTCCAAGTTCCTAAAATTAGAGTCGGTGTATTTATTGCGGATATTGTTGTTAGCGTTTCAGTTGATATTGTGTTAACCCCACCAATGAAAGTGTTTTTTAAACCGATATTTTTATCCCAATTACTACACAAATCTGTATTGGATACGTTAGGAGTTAAATCAGAATCATTGGCATCAACTACTCCGTTACGTGTAACACTACAACCCTGTAATTGTAAGGTTGATGGATTAGGAAAGTTTGACGGTTGAAAATCTAAAAGACCTCCCTTGATATTAAAATCAACATTTATATCTGTTAAAAATCTGTTTTGCATTGTGAAAGCTGTACCCTCTACAAATAAATGCGATATAAATCCTACATCTAAACCTCTAACGATTGAAGTCGTAATCCTATAACCACCAATCCAATTGCCGTGTAAAGTTAGCGAGGGTTTACCTCCAAACCTCCCCGTGCCAAATTCTAACCCTTGACGGTAATCGTGTAAATCTCCTAATGATGTGCAGTCATTATAATTAACTCTTGTAAATTCAAAAGCGTTAAAACCCGTTGCATCATACAACTCATAAACTTTAGAGTTAGTACCCGATGTTGTTACGGAATAATCAACTCCTAACATATTACCCGAACCGATTAAAGCCGTTTCACTAACAAACATAGTATAATTATCCTCTGACGATATTAAGCCGCTTACATCGAAGTTATAACCTCGTAGATAAATACCTGTCTTTGGAACAGTTATTGAAGTGTCTCCCATATCAATAATTCCATCTAAAAAATATTCCTTAGTAGAATCTATAACCCCGCCTAAGGTTTCTATTGCGTTGCTCTGATTTACTACAATTCTATTACGTAAAGCGTTAGTAAGGAATCCATCCTTAAACTCTACATCCCCAATCCAACCCTCACCGCTTTCTGATATAACTTTGTTATTAGCTCCTATGATAAATGCGTTCTCTACGTTGTCACCTATGAAGTTGTTATTACCTACTATAATACTACTCTCTGAATTACTGCCAATGTAATTTTTATCACCCGTTGTTGATACATTCGCACTCCGACTAAGGTTACTGTTGTCTGTAGGTATATCACCAAGCCTGCCTATTATCTCGCTATCTGTAAAAGGGTCGTCAAAAACCGTACTCTCAGGAATGAAAGCAATACCCTCGTTAATCTTAGTAAACTCTACCCTTGTTAAACCTTTTTTAATAGGGTCGTAATCAACTATCTTATTAATATAATACCAAGAATCAGATATATAAATTCGAGCGTTTAGGTTGTTCTTAATGAAGTAAATATCTACCTCGTTTAAGTTCATTCTATACGTCACAAGTTTCCCCTCGTTAATCTGGCTAATATAATTAGACCAATATCTATTGTACTGATTACCGTTTGTATTGTTTTGAATATTACTATACCACGTATAAGGAACTTCACCAAAATTAATATCAATGCTTGGTTCTATTGGATGGTCAAAGTGACCTGCATAAGGATAGGTTGTGTAATTGGTTGTTGTCTGTACTCCTGAGTTATCCCATTGGAAACTCCAAGATCCTCCATTTATACAATCAACTAAACCACCGTAATATAATACTCTTATTTTTGTATTAGGCTCTACTGCTTGAATAGCAGGAATAACAGCAACGGGATTAGGTGAGTTATAAATTAATGGTGTTGGTGAGAATGGGGTAGTGATTTTCTTAACACCCTTAACAAACTCATTGTC